CACTGCGTTGTCCAATGTTGGCCACTGCTGTCAACACGTTACCGTTGGTGATGTTGGCCACAAATGCAATCACGTTACCGTTGTTTAGAGTAGGCAATCCTGCTAGTGCAAAAGTGCCTGCGGTATTAATTGTGGCAACTGTACCAAATCCTGTACCAGTTGCATAGCTGTTGGCATTTAGCTTCATGCTTGGGTTCAATGGACTTACATTGCCTGACCAAGGTGTGCTCTTGTTATAGACTACCCAACCGCCAGTTTGATCATCATTGTCAACCCAAAGTTTATCATTATTAATCCAGCCGTGTGCTGGTGTAATGCTGTTTAAATCTGTTGGTGCAGCAATACGAACGCTTTGTAATTTATACAAAGGTCCTGTGCCAGTTATAGTAATGGCCTGTTGGATTTGTGTTGCATTTTGTCCGTAGAATACAATGCTGAATGTATAAGCATCAACTACGTTGTACACACGGTAGAAACCGTCAACACGAGTATCAAACCCACTGATCATAACGTTGTCATTGAACATCAGACCGTGAGGATTGTTTGTTTTGACTGTGCCAATATTGTCTATACTGTAGGCAATGGTATTCACAGTATTGTCAGTTTCTGTCACGCGATACACATTCCAGGAACCGTTTAGATCAGACGCTGTCCAAATTGTTGAACCAATGCCGTATGAGTACACGTTGGCACTTAGTTGACCTAGACTGCTCAGTGTGCTGATATCAAATACTGTGGTTGTAACATCATTGATATCAACATAGCCTGCAGTTTGAAGATCGTTTTCGTAGATGCTGCTGGCATCACGATTCAAGTAGATTGTGGGCGTGTAGGCGCCTTCGGTTTTGTACAACTGATTGGGCTGTACACCAATGATACTGCTGACGCTAGAACCATTGTTAGGCAATAGTGTGAATGTAACTGGATCGCCGTTGAATGTACCTTCAGTCAGTACTAGGTCAATACTACGATTGTTATGTAATGCACCGTATTCGCCAACACGCATACCCCATTCTTCGTAGATACTGATGTCGCTGGTAATGCCGTTGAAACCGGCTGCGGTAAACGCATAGATAGAATTTAATGTGCCTTTTTCACGAATAAACCCTTGATAAAACTTGGCCTGTGTGACTTCGTCAATACCAAAGTTTGTCAAATAATCGCGTGGCTGGAAGCCAATGGCACTGTCACTGTACAAGTGGAAGTCGCCCAGTAGTTCGGGATTGTCAACATCATTAAAGCGATTGAACTTCTCAGCATTGTAGCTAAAATTAGGCAACAGGCCTGTTTTTAGTCCGTTGCCGGGTACCAAGGCCCATTTGGTAGTATCAAATGTTCCCGATGCTACAACATCTTGTAGTGCTGTATAGTTGTTGCTCTTGTATTGTACCAAACTGCCCATCAAGTAGTCTGTGCCTTGTTGCCAAGCATCCACTGTGGTATTGTTGAACACAAAGCCTGGAGGATTCATTGCACCTGTCCAAGCGCCAGTTTTCTTGCCAACCAGTTTCAATCTGTACTGTCTATTGCCCAGTTCGGGAACATAGATGACATCGTTGAAAATATCCACGTTGTCAAATATCATGACATGTTCGTATTCAACTACATCTACTTTTACCAAAGCCAGTGTTTGTCCATTATTTGCATTCAATACAAATGTATTGCCTGTAGCCAAGCTGGTACGGTTTACACTCAATTGGCTGTATTTGACAAAGTTGTAGTTGGTGTCAAGTACACGACTTTGCCCAGGATGATTTTGAATCTTGTCAACAACACCTGATGCACTGAATAATGTTACTCGGTTAAGTACCGGGCTCAATACCAGTACGCTACTGGCTTGCCAACCCTGCTGCACCCACATCAAAAATTCTTGTACGCTCAGTAACCAGTCACGTTGAACGCCAAGATCGGGGTCAACATCAGTGAAACGGAACCCAATGCCACGCAAGTAACGTTGGTAGCTCACCAAAAAGTCCACCACCTGTTGGCGATTTGTAAATTCAAATCCATAAGGTATAGTTACTTTGTACTGTTGATAGTCTTGATATATGACACCTTTTTCGTTCAATACTGTCAAACTGTAACTGTTATTATTGGCCAGGCTTGGAATAATAGTAAAGTAAGGTGCATCTGTATCAAACCCGCTCACTGTGTATCCTGTAGCAGTACGTTCAACAATGACACCACTGTAGGTTACAGTTTTGATAGGAGTTGACTTGTACAGCTTGATGGCATAACTCTCGTTGGGGATAACCACTCCGCTGTTGGTGCTAGAGGGACTGCTTTGTTCTGCAATCACCTGCATAAAAGTTTGGTCTGTAAAACCAGCCATTTTATAGGCCAATTGAATATTGACATTGTCAAGATATTCATACAGTTTGGTACCAGGATCAATACCTTGATTGCGTAGGTATTCAGCAATCCAGTTTATGTAGCCTGCGGCACGTAGTATGGTGTTTTTGCCATTGGTGGTACCATTTACATTGATTATTGCAGGTGTCACACGTTGTAGTGTGTCGCTGACAACATATTGATTTAGATCAATATTCTTATAGTAACGCCCAATGTCCATCAGTGTACCAAAGTAGAAAGCTGGTTTTGCTAGAGCCAAGGCTTGTTGCATAGCGTAAGGAAAATCACTGCTGCGACGCCATGCAGTTTCCACTGGTCCTTGATCGCCAATTTTAAAATTGCCACTGGCATTGTTACTGCTAAAACTCTTGACCAAGAAGTTGCTTGGAGGCAATAGTGCTCCGGTATAGTCTACTGGAATAATTGAACTTAATCCGGGACGTGCAAAACGTTTGTCAACAGAGACATCTCCGTTGTTCCAAATCAACCCAATTTCCATATCACCCCAGAGCACTTTGTTACCGCTGGTATAGGGTGCAGGGCCGTAACGTGTTTCCCACCATGTGGGCTGTTCGGTAAATCCAACCATTTCCCAAGGATTGGTATGTGGACGATCAGTGTCGTAAAAATACTTGTAGATGGCACGCCAGTATCCAGGCAGTTTGGCACCGTTAACGGTATCAACAAAACGATTGTAATTCCAGCTGAACGGCTCGCTGGCAACAAAAGTTGTGTTGGAGATATAGTCAACACGATTTCCGCCAACCCAAGTCAAAAAGCTGTTGGTCAATAACTGTGTAAACTCGGTATTGCTGTATTCAGTTGATCTAAATTTACCAGGTAAGAAATTGTATATGTCAAATACATTTTTAACATAATCAACTTTGATGTTGTTGTAGATGCGTTTTTCAAACTCCAACAACAAATCATCACGGTAGTCACCAAAGCTGGGAGTGATACTTCCATCATGCCCTTGTATCACATATATGGGACTGGCATAGGTTGTATCGTAATACTTGCTTGGGGTAAATTTAGGATATAAGCCCAACTTGGTTGGAGTTTCAGGAATATAGTTCCCGTCAGTGTCACTGTACTCGTTAATGGTGATCACGTCATCAATTGCTAACGGAGTCAAGAATGTGATACCAGCGCGATTAGTGTCAAACACATAGTCAATACCTTTAATCAACTGTACATTGTTTTTGTACACTAATACTGCAAGGTTACTGAGAGTGGTGTCGCTGAAAATACTGCTGATCTCGTAGTCAACAATTTCTGCACTCAATACAGTATAAGTGATGGTGTTTTTGATATCTCCATATGGCACCATGTCGCTGTAGTACCAAGCAAACGATTTGTTTTTGACTGCATTGATATTTTTCAACAAGGTGTCAAGCAACACTGGAATATTGGTATAATCAAGTCCAGACAATCTACCACTTAATTCAATAATTTTATTTTTGACTTTGCTGTATTCGTGTCGTGCCAAATTCAATGAGTCAATAAAATTGGTTTTGTCATCCACCAAGAACAATTCACTGTACAACACTGGGCTTGCATGTTGCAGGATGCTGCCGCCTTGTGCCTTGATATAAGTATCGCGTAGATTACTTGCGCCTGGAAAGCTGCCAGTAATTTGATTACTGTTGGCCACCATGGTGCTGACATGGTTACGTAGTTGCCCCAGCGTAAGTCTTTTGAATTCAGAGTTTTGACTGTTCAAGTCCAAGTTCTTGGGAACTTCGTAATAGCCCAAATTGCTGGTGCTGCTGCTGTTATACACCAAGATGTCAATTTGATCGCCCGTGCTCAATGTTGCGTCAGTGACATGCACATATTTGATTGTGCCAACAGTGACAAACTCCCAACCAGTAATTTGTATTGCGTTTTTGTATACTCGAAAGTAAGGTACAGTGACCTCACTATTTTGTGCAATATCAATTTGAAAATATGCGTTGTTACCGTCATAGATGTTGCCAATAACTTGGAACTGTTTGCTTGGTTCTGTGTTGGTGGTCCATGAGTTGCGTGATGTGTAGGCAGTTAAACTTTTATTTTGTTGTAGGGTGCCCAATGTATTGATGTTGACACTGGACTGTGCGGTGCCGGCTCCGTCAACATAATCAATTGTGTCGGTATCAAAGTTGTTTGTAAACTGAATATCACCAATTTGATTAAAGTTTCTATAACTTAACGGGAACCCCAATACAGTATCGTTGTTGCCGGTGCCAACACTGTAACTGAAAATTTTTGTTCCAGCAAAAGGAGTTGTTGTGCCTGCATAATAAGCACCGGTATATGTGCCAACACTGGTGCCTGTACTGTCAATCACATCAAACAAAGGTGATTGATTTACACCAGTTTTTTGTTGTCCCTGAATCCAAGTACCGTTATACCAGTACTCAACACCTTTGTTGGTACCGCGTAATACCACAAGATTATTATTGATGGCTACTGTGGCATCACTGGCTGATACCAAGTTAATGACATTTCCCCCAAGACCTGGCAGATAAACAATATTGACTACAAATATGTTGTTGCGTACAGTTGGATCAAAGTCGTTGGCAAAAACAACTCGCATGCCCTGTGTCAGAGTGACACCACCCAGCGTATAACCAGCTGGCTGTAATTCCACAGTATTGCGGCTGTCAACAATGGTAAAATCCAATAGATCCACTGGCGTTTTGGCCTGACGACCAAAATTGTACAACTGTAGGTCAGCTTCAAATTCAATAATTGGGCGGCTGGCACGTAGGTTTTGAGACAATATTGGATTGACATTGTTATAGGCAGCTGTGGTGTTAATGACATCAATATGGAACCAACGATTGCTGCGTGTCCAAGGGTTTAAATCTTGGCTACCGCGATTGACAGTGATGTAGTCTTGTGCAGCAAGGCCATTTGCTGCATAAGATTCGGGAGTTATAAAGTTGTTGACATCCAGCAGACGTATTGCGCTGCCAACACCTTCAACATAGTAGGTATTGCCAGCATAGGTGTTGGGCACAGCACTGTCATCAAACGTCACTTTGAGTCCGTTTGTGAATGTAACCCCATTGGGACTCTTGTAATTTTTACTACCAACAATGTTGGCATCAACGTTGATGGTGACCGATGTTGGATCCAATAGATCTATTTCGCCAACAAAACTGGCACCAACTCCATCTTGATAATACAAGTTGGACAAAGGTGCTGTAATGTCTGGCATCAAATTGAATAAATTCAAAGACAAATAGTCATTGGCCAAATAGTAGGTGTACTCTGCACGCGAATTTCCGCCACGTACAAAAACTTTCTGTAATGCAGAGATTGCAAAAGATTGCACCAATGGATTTAATTTTACAATAGGATCAGCATCAATTACACCGTTAGTTGAACTGAGTGTGATTTGCCAAGCATTGCGTCTTTGAGCAGTTGGAATAAGTCCATAGGTACCTTCAATCCATTTGCTGTCGTCTAAGTCATTGTTGACAAAAATCAATGATTTTAAATTGAGTTGGTTGGGTGCAGCGACGCCGTCAAT